TATGGCAGAAAATATGACCTGGATGCCATTCCGTCTTCCCATTGATACCAAGGAGACCACATGACCGTTGAGCAATTAATCAATTCACTCAAAACAAAAAACCCCAAGGCACACGTATATGCAGCCGGAGACCCTGACTTAGCGGAGATTGTAAGAACAGGAATGGCCAAGATGGACGAAGACGGAGATCCGCCAACATCTTGGAGTGGGGCAGATGAAATAGAGTGGAATTACGATGACGACGAAGACCCCAAACACAATGTTGTGCTCATCCAGTAAGAACACCTTAACGACAGCGCGGCCTTCAGTCAAACGGAGGCCGCGCTGTATGGGACAGGTGGACCCTACAGAACCCAAGGTTACCGACTCAATACCATCCTAACCCACAATACCAACAAAAATCGAACAGGTCCGAATTACGTCGTATATATACGTAAAGACATATATACCAATAGTATATGATAAATGCACGCACCTGCGAGTTCTATTTTTTTAGCTCGGACATGAACGGATGTGGTAATACACAATGGATATCGCAGGAAATATGGCTATAATAACACTCAGCATATCCGTACATGTCTACCAGGAGGGGAGCATGGCGTTTGAGTGGCTTGACAAGATATTTGACAAAATCCTCTCATCCCTTCCCTCCATCATGATTGTAGATTCCACTGAGGCTGGCGTGGCCTACTGGTTTGGTAAGCCGTCTTCGATAAAGTCATCCTCAGTTTTCATATATTTTCCAATGTTATGCGAAGTGGATGTCAGGAAGACATGTAAGCAATGCATAGATTGCAGAACACAAGCCGTCCTGACAAAAGATGGAAAATCGATCTCCATAGGCGTCGTTGTTCAATATAGGGTTACGGATCCGCTAAAGGCTTTCTGTGACTATGATGATCTCGATACCTACATACCTCCTCTCGCAATGAGCGTTGCTGCAGAGGTCATGAGGGAGAGAGAGATGCCATCAATTATGAAGGGTGGCGAGTTGGTTGATGATCTTACCAAGTTGCTCAGGAAGAGGCTATACAATAGCGGCGTTGAGATAATCAACGTCTTTATTAATGAGCTGGTTCCTTGCAGAGTAGTGAGGTTGATAACCAACGCGCCAGTAATGGAGGACGCAGAATGACAATCAGGGAGTATCTCACAAAAAACATCGACAAGTATGATTCGCGACCAGCACTCGTCAACGCCTGTGCAAAAGAACTAAAGCGCAACAAAGCATCTGTAAGAAGGGTTTTGATAAGTGTTGAGACGAATTATGCAAACAAGATCAAGACGAATGTTCCCGCCACAAAGACACCACCCAAAAAGAAAGACACGCCTGCCGGTGTGGAGGGATTTCGTCAAATGTTCTCTAGATCTGAAGTCCAGGCACGCAGAACGAAAAAGCTTCTTGAACGCGTAATAGAGGGCATAGATACCGTACTGAAAGAGCGCATATGGATACCAGATAATGAATTCAGAGAAATACTGGGCATAAATTCTTGCGATTGGTCAAGCATAAGAAGAGACTTTGAACATCTGATAGTCCCAGATGTAGTTGATGAGGATAAAAGAAAATACAACATATGGGGACACCCAGATCACGTAGAGGAGTTACGAGAAATAGCTAATGAATAGGAGATAAGATAATGGCAAAGAGGGGAAAACCCGCAAATGACAAAGAACAATTAGAGGCCTTTAGAAAGACCATAGCTGGTGGAAACAAGCTGGAAAGGACCATCAAGGAAAACAAGGTCCTGAAGGCTCAATTAGAGGCCACAACAGAACAGCTGGAACAGGCGCGAAAATCCCGTGGTCTTGCCATACCGGAGAAAACCAGGAAGCGCAAGAAACCAAAGACCTTCGCCAGAGTCATACTCGGAGACACACACGGCTCACATGCCGAAAAGGGCGCTGTATCTGCACTCCTAAACGACATAGAGGCTATTGATGTAAGAGAGGTTGTGCATCTAGGAGATGGCCTGGAATGTGGAGGATGGCTTGCACAAAAACACACCCTTGGCTACGTATCACAAATCGATGAATCTGTCTACGAGGACGACGTAGCGGCCACAAACGACCTACTAGATCACATACAAAAACGCGCACCACATGCCGAGATACACTATATGGAGGGCAATCACGAACAAAGAGTAGAAAGATGGTGCGTAGATGCCTGTGAGGGCAACAAGAGAAACGCCGAATTCCTTCTTAGGGCAGTATCGCCAGAGAAAGTATTGAACCTTGAAAAGCGGGGCATCAAGTATTACAGAATAGGTGAATGTCATGGCGGACTCCTTGAGCGGGGAACGCTCAAGCTCGGAAAGAGCTTCTTCACTCATGGCTTCAGCTGCGCAAAGCATGCTGCAAGCAAAACGCTTGATAAGTTCGCTGCGTGTGTGTTCTATGGACACTGCTTCTCTGATGACACCGAACTCCTTACGCGTGATGGATGGAAGAAATATACTGACCTTTCCGTAGGCGATCTTGCCGCAACAGTGAATATGGAAACGGGGCAGTTCGAGCACCAGCCCATAAAAGACGTCTGGACACATGACCATTACACAGAAATGGTAAAAATCAAGAGTCGCTCTATCGATGCCCTGGTCACAGAAGACCACGCGATGGTACTAATGAGCCCCAATGTAAGACGACTAGGGGAGGCTACCACCGGTAAACGCAAGCTAAGAAGGGTCAAGGCAAAAGATGTTTCTGACCTAGCCAAGGCAGCCATACCACTTGCGGCAATGTCGGACAACCAGTCCGATTATGACATAAGCGATGACATGATTCGCCTCATCGGATGGATTGTGTCTGAGGGATGTATAGAGGAGGGGAATGATCACATACGCATAGCTCAATCCGATATCCCTGGTGGCGGAGTAGAAGAACTTGATGACCTATTGCCAAGAATGAATATAGATTTCTCGAAAATCAAGAGATACGATGCAGGGTCTGATGAACATGGCCAACACAGAAATTATGACGCATACAGATATGGTCTTTCAAGTAAAAGCGATGCCGTAAAGGAATACCACACAAGATGTCCAGAAAAGAAGCTACAGAAATGGATGACCGAGCTCTCGGCCAGGCAATTTGAGATTCTCCTAGACACGCTTATCATGGCTGATGGCAGCATAAGCACTACATCAGAAAATTCAGTGCAATTCGCATCAAACATCGATAGCGATATAGACATACTACAAGAGCTTTGTGCCAAGCATGGGAAAAGATCATCTCATATTGTTAGGTATAGGAATGGATCGAGATACAACGTCCTGACAATCTGTGAGCGTGGCTTTACTCATGTATCGTCAGAAAAAATTTCTGTCGTTCCATATTCTGGAGATGTATGGTGCTGCTCTGTAGATAATCAGACACTGATTGTTCGCAGGAATGGCAAGGTTTTTGTGGCCGGTAATACCCATCGCGCAGATTATAGCACAACAAGGATGGTTGGTGTTGGACTCGTAGCCGCGTGGTGTCCTGGCTGCATTTGCCAGCTACAGCCAAGATGGAGACACAACGATCCATCTGGATGGACACATGGATATATCCTTCAAATCGTTAATGAATCTGACGGAACATTTCATGCCATGCATGTTCCTATAGACAATGGACGAAGCTACCTGACGAGCCTCCTGACTAGCATTAGTTAGCACATTCCCCTCCAAGGATGTGGCGCAGGTGATGCGGATCTCGCTTATGTGGGGTCCGCATTTTTTGTGGCATAAGATCTATATTGATCACCCAATTCAAGCGAGGAGGAATAGATGGCAATGCCAATAAGTGAGATCAAAAAATGGCTAGAGACACTGAACGAAGACGATATGGTAGGCGTGGACGATGACGGCCTTAGTCTCTCCGTGGCGTTTGATCCGAATATCTATCTGGAGATTGGAGGAGTGCCATTTGTGGGCGCACCAGAAAACATGACCAAAGAAGGGATACTCGTAGAGGCAGGCCAGGTATGGAGGGACTTGGACAAGCGATGTTCAGCAAGAAAAATCACTATTACGGAAGTCAAGGGCGGCTTCGCCTATTATGATAAGCCTCGCAAAGGACGCATAAGTATTCAGAGGATGCATCAGCATTCAACCGGATACGCATTAGTAAAGGAGGAGTGATATCAATGGAGCAGCATAAGGTGAGCTCGGGAGTAATGGCCCGAGAGGCTCTGCGTAAAGCGCAAGCCATATTAAGCGAGTGTCGCGACAAAGAGAAACGGCAATACGAGAGGATAGAGACTCTGGAGGGCCATGTGTCTGTCCTGAGGGCATACCTTGAGATCGAGGACATCCAGGCTCCTCCGGGCCTGGAGGAGGTCAAGGAAGCGCTATATCCCCTTTGCCTGCCTTCTGTCAGATGCGGAATATACTTCCTGATCCACGAGGGATCCGTTGTCTATGTCGGCAAGTCCGAGTATGGTCCAGCCAGGATATTGCAGCATGTGGGCAATAAGAAGTTCGACCAGGTGTTTGCCATGCCATGCGAAAAGAAAGACCTGTTGGACAGGGAGCGAGAATGGATAGATAGGCTTCTTCCGAAATACAACGTGGATTTCAAGACAATGCGGCTCAAGAGGTCTACTGAGATGGCCGACCCTGACTCCCGCAAGGCCCATAAGACACCCATAAGACCCGGTAGTATCATGACTGTGAGCGATAGATCTGTTCAGGGGCTGCATCCGCATACCCCCATATCTGAGATAACGAGAAGGTACTATTCTACCAGGGCGGTGGCCAGCGCCCTGGGAATTCACTACTCGACAGTTATAAACAAGATAAAGAAGCGGGAAATCATGGCCCAAAAGACTCCTTCTGGGCACTACCGGATAACAAGAGAGGAGGTTATTCGGTTGATCGATTGGCAATAAGGGTAGACGGATAGGAGAAATCATGCCATTCTTCGTAATCAGCAACAGCGACGGAGACACCACTGTAGATATGGTGTCTAAGGAACAGCTCAATGAGAGGCTCAACGAGAAGTACTGGGGAGAGAGCGCAGAGTTTTTTGATGCCATGCCAGCAGAGATGGATACCAACTACTGGGGCGGCAAGATCCTAATCATCAATGGCGATGTGGCCTTTCCGAAGCCGGTAAAGGTCGTAACTGAATGGGAGATGTGATGCTTGTTATCCGAGATGAGATCAAAGACTATTTCCAAGAAGTATCAGACTTCGCTTACAAAAATGGATTAAGCGGCAAATTCAACTTGGCGATGATGAATCTCCACCTTTATGGATGCGATTGGCATGATACAGAGAAATGCCGGATAACCCTGGGCAGGGATTTTGCCCCATACTCATTCAGCATGCTCATCGAGAAGCTCACGCCAGAAGGGAACTATGCGCCCATACTCAACGGCGGCGTGATCTTTCATGGGCCACATGATGGATTTGGTGATGGCAGTGCGCCATCTTTTAGTGTAAGCCTAAGTGGCGAAGTGGGCTGGGAAATGCATACCTGAAGGGCTGAAAGGACCCGTGACAATTGACACACCGATAATCCGTATATGAAGCGTCAGATACATTTGATATCTTTGATACCTTTGATACCACTGTGGATTCTACTCGCAATGGTTCTTATCAAGGGAACATCAATCATGGATATCGTGGTTCAAGGCAACACAAAATTGGGTAAAGAGGTAGGCGTCTTCAATCTTCCACCGATGAAAACATGCACCCCCACCGAATGGTGTGCAAAGTGGTGCTATGCCATGCGAGGCAAGCATGTATTTCCGAATGTGAAGAAGGGGACGACATTCAGGCTGAAAGAGTCCAAGAAGAAAGGATTTGTGGACAAGGCGGTCAAGGCCATCAAGGGAAAGTACAGTTACTTCAGAATCCACGCAAGTGGAGATTTCTACAGTGAAGAATACGTACAGAAATGGATCGACATAGCCCTTAGATGCCCAGACACGCTCTTCCTAGCCTTCACGAAAAGAAGGGACCTGGAAGGACCTATCAAGACATTATCGAAGCTCCCAAATGTCAAGATAAGGGAAAGCCTGGACGACAGCCAACAGAAGCCTGCAATGGGCCTAAAGTTCGCTGCTATTAATACTTTCAAGGCACCACGCCGCAAAGAGATAATCGATTGTGGTGATGGATGCCCTGAATGCGGATATCGCTGCTGGCATGAGAACAAGGATGTGATACTCCACAAGCACTAACATGAGAACGATGATATGTTATCGTTTTGTGTTTTTGCTGACGTGTGGAGGACTTATGGCAGATGAGCTAACCAGAAACTCTGGTAGAACAGCAATATCCAGAAAGAAAATCAGCACGCCATTGAGGTACATTCTGGGTATCAATCCAATGCTAAGAAAGGTCTTCCATCAGGGACCAGGGCACCCGGATAATCCGGATAGAGATAAGCTGCAAGAGCTGTCTTATGCCACCGTAATTGAGTATGACCCCGAGCATGGACCAACAAACAGAGAGGTCCTAAGAAAAGGAAATTGTGACCAAGCAGTATCATTATATGTCTTGAATGTCTTGCCACCGAAAACGAGGAGGAAGGCATTGCTCGATATATTCTACACACTCAAGCCAGGAGGAATCGCGTACATCGCTGTCAGAAGCGCCTCGGACATAGAGAAGAACAAGGGCTCCTGGGAAGAGTATGAAGATGGATACATGGTCAGCCGTGGAAAGTTCAAAAACTTTCAGAAGGGATTCACGAGAGAGAGCCTCAAGGAAGAGCTAGTGAAGGAGTTCACGAGCATAGAGGTATTCGATGAGGGAGGTTTCATCATCGCAGTAGCAAAAAGAAAGGGTGGTAAATGACCGAGGGAGGATCCCTCGGCGTTAAATGGGATTCTGAATTGGGGGTATTGAACTATGGGAAGAGTTGCAGTAGGACCAGATAAAGCTCCGGTGTTCCATCATATGTTCATCTCGGCGCAACAGAAGAAGAAAGATGATGGCATCCTTGATGGCATTGTGAATCAGTGGATGATTTGCGAAGCCAAACGATTGGATGAGGCAAAAGGGAAGCAAGGCTATGGTCCTACAGAAAGATCATTGCGTGGATCAATGATTTCACCGAGGTTATATATGTACTAAACCAAAAAAGGGAGGGTGGCCTTAGCAGCCACCCTCCATAATCACACAAGCAACGCTTTTTTAGCTACTAGTATTTCCGTGGGCTTCCATTGGCTACAGCCGACTTGATGTTGATTGGGACTGTGCGATCATACTGACAGCTCACACCCTCAGCAACCAGAACACTGGAAGCGTTGATGTTGAAGCTGTGTGCCTGGATGTAGACATCTTCCAGGTAGAACGCGCCATACGGCTCATCCTCTGCGTCGCGAAGATAGACCATCAACCCAAGGGGATGATCAAACAAATCTGATCCCAGATTGATAAAGAAGTCGCTGTTCTCTGGCTCTGGAGTACTCGTGTTTTCTCCGAGGCCGCCATAACCAGCCGGGTCTTTGATAGCTGGGGTTCGCTTGCCGTTCTTATCGAGGTCGGCAGAAACGTTGTCCAGATCATTCGCGCCTTTCATCTTGGCCGATGGGTAGTAGGCATACATAACACGCATGAGGGACGGACCCCAAAACAGGATCCTACCCAGGCTAACTGTACCTACTGTGCGTCCAGGGATATGATATGCACGCTTTGAGCCAATCTCGAAAAGCTTCTGAACCATGCGGTTCTGCTGCATGCCAAAGTTCTCTACGACGCCAATTGGATACGCAAGATTCGATCCACCCTGGCCACCTGAATCAAGGTTTACCTCTTCCTTTAGGCCAGTGTCTGCCAGGCGAGGGGGACCAGCAGCAATAAGCACGGTTGCTGCATTGATAAAGTTTCCACCGGGCATATCATTCTGGACGTGCTGATCCCAGAAACGCCAGGTAGAGAGAGATGTAGTTGGTCCACTAGGGGCTTCTTTAGCCATTTCTTTCTCCTTAATCTAATAAACAAAACTCTCACTCATCTAGCGCCTGCTATCAAATCAGCAAGGTCACGCGAATGTAGTTACACGGATACGGAACATCGATATCAATAGTAAGTCGAACCGTGTCAGGTTGATCCTCGTCCTGGAGTAGCTCAACGATCTGGCCATCTATCAACTGGCCATCCTGAATAAGCAGATTGATAAGCCCGTCTGTGATGCTGGCGATCATCTCCAGGAAAACCTTAGTGATGTTGTACTTTCCGATATATGGACGAAGCTGATTGCGGACAAACTTGGCAATATAGTCAACATCCTTGGTTATCGAAAGCTCACGCTTCTCAATTATAGACACGTCGGTTGAGAGCTGGTGACGACTATAGGTAGGTGCAGTAGCCACATCCTGAACGATGATGTATACGCCACCAGTTGCAATGGTGTCCAGCTGGAACGGGCTGAAGTACTCATTCGACTTCCGCAGACCAACAAGACCGGTCATCGGGAGATTGGTGAACGGCTGCTGTGGCTGGTAGTTTGCAATCATGCCTGCAATGATACAGCCAGCATAATACCCAGGAAGAAGCGCAGTTGCTTCGTCATCAGATGTATCAAATACATCATCTCCCCGTGTATCATCTGAGTAGCCGATCTCAACTTCATCAGGCCAAATCATAAATACTCGGCGATTTGAAAACGCCGTAGCGTAATCTGCCAGGAATTTTGCCTGCTCCAGCTTATCCAGCGGCTTCGTCTCGATCTTATAATCGAGATTTGTCTGACCGGCGTAAGTCGGAAGACCAGGAGCGACAAGTTCACACTCTGTGGGACCTTCAACGCGCAGGATACGAACACTAGCCTCAACCTCGCCTTCAGCATCCAGGAGGTGGATAAAGTCACCGGCATTGATCTCGCTGGTAGTGAAGTCCACATTGGCGTCGGTGAAGGTTGTGCCGATTGAGTCCACAGCGCCAGTGTCACTCGCGAGCTTCTCTTCGGTCACAAACAGACGACGGTTGATGAAGCAGATTCTCTCATGCTTGCTCTCCTCATCAGACTGCTGAGTGACGTGGGCCGCCCATATCTGGTGAACAGCAGGATTCTGGCTCAGGGGAACAATAGCATAGACTTCCTGGGACTCCAGGAATTCAGAGGCCTCAACGTGGTCGTCAACTTCGTCCTCAGCAATAGCAGTGCCATAGACAACAGTATCTGTATTCTGAAGGGCCATGAACATCCCAAACGCAAGCGGATTTTCTGGTACGGGCTGGCCAACCAAAGATTCAAGGTCATCCAGAGTCTCAACACTAATAAGGTCATTAATATTGTCGGTGCGCCGAGCCAGGTAACTAGCCAAAATAGAACCCGTCATATCCTCAGTGGTGCTGTCAATGCGGTAGTTAACATTCTGGCTGTTGGCAAATTTCTTGACAACGCGGTAATCCAGTCCTGTCAGGGCATTTGCGAAGCTTCCAGAGATCTCCATTGTGGTAGTACCAACGGTGTCAATGGTATATACGCCTGCTTCTGCACCAGTCTCAATGACAAGCTGGTCGCCAGCCGTGACTCCCTCTGCGGTGAAATCTTTACCTGAATCTGTAAAGGTGGTACCTACAGAGGTTTCGCCGGTGTGCTGAGTATTGATGATGATCTGGTTTATCCAGACCTCAATGTCACTGACGATCTTCTCAATGCGGTAGGTGCCTGCATTGGAGCCACTTTCGATGACAATGTCCATCCCGGGCTGCACGCCCTCATCAAGCCAGTCTGCCTGGTCGTCAACGAACTGGGTGTAATCAGCAATAACGCGGAACCTGATGCCAGTGCCGCCAACAAAGGCACTGAAGTTCTTGGTGGCCTTTACGCGAACCTGGTTTGTTCCCGTTACGGCCTCGATGGTGTAGATGCCCTCGTCTGCCCCACTTGTCAGGAAGAGTGTCATGCCAGGCTTCACAGAATTAGCCTGAAAATCAACTGTTGCACTATTGAAAGTGCGAGCAGCTGCATCAGCCACACCGTCTGCCGCAAGAGCGGTAGTGTTGATCCACTGAGTTGCCGTGGTTTCTCCAGTACCTGTACTAGCCTGAACATTACGAGTGATCTCAATGTTGGCCTCTACGTTAATGCTATCGGCATCAACGGTGTAATCATTGGGGTCAACCAGGAAGGTGCCATACTCATTCGTGAGATGGACTTCCACACTGGTCTGATCCACAATGGCCCCGACTTTCAGGTCAGGGTAGGGATATATGGTGGCTGTGCCGTCATATGTCCCAGCGTTTTTCTTGTATTCAATCTGATTGTTTTCGCCGACAATGCAGCAGGGCAATGCCGGTGGGATCAGCGTAGGAGACGTAGTCTCGAACACCTGCTTGACAAATACATCTGGTTTCAGAATTGTTCCAGTAGCCATAAGAGCTCCTCCGTTTCTCCTTATTCCTTCGATATTTCAGACACAGAAACAGTCCTTCCAAGCTTGGGATCTGTTGCGGTATTCTGAAACTTTTCCAATAATGACGCGTCCATGTTAACTTGCCATCGCTTCTGCATGAGTAACCTAATGCCGACAGGCACTGCAGAGAGATCCTGCTGAGAGTCTCCCTGGATCAAGGTTTCCGGCCCTATTGCTACCGAATCAACCTCGAAAGCTCCCCTTTTCCGGATAGCGCCAGCAAACATCTGGATTCCTTGGAATACTATGTCTGCCAATAACTCAGCTTCCAGTCCATTTCGGGAGAGACATTCCGCCGTCAAATCCAGCGCCAGGACATCCTGGAATCTCTTTGCACCAGTTCGAAAATCAACAAACGACCTCTGATCAATGCTGCCTTGCATCCAACGAATAGGGCCTCTACGAAGCACTATCGCTGGTCTCATCTCTTCTGTTTCCAAATCCTCTGTATAGGCATCGGCAATAAGTATCTTGCTCAGCTCTGGATCCGGACTCCATGTATAATCGTTCTTGCCATCATACAGATCTTCCTGGGAAAACATATCCTGAAGGAATTGGAGTATGATGTCCTTTGAGAACGAAGTTAGTATCATCTTTTACCTGCTGCGATGCGCTCACGCGCAAACTTTGCAAGGGGAACCGTAGCGATATCCCTCTTGCCGTGCACCACGGGCTTCTGACCAGCCTCTCGTTCCTTGCCAGCCTTTGTCTTATAGGCACTCGTTATCTTGTCACCAAGGGCTATCTTGTTCATATATGCCTCATAGAACTAATCGGTGTACCGGCAGGAGGAGCACCATGGATAACAACACCAGCCGGGGGAGCAGGCGGAGGCGTGACATTTGTCACATTTTGCTTGGGCTGTCCCAGCAAGTAACCCGCACTGCCCATCGTGCCAGCACCCATAATAGCTCCAGCGAGAATGGCTGCGTCTTTGTTTCTGACGACAAGCCTCTCCAGTGCCTTGGCACCCATAGCCGCAAGTATCGCGCCCATGATAGCACCAACGCCAAGCCCCTTCACGCCTTCCTCAAGGCTGATGGCCTGCTTTTCCATCTCTGTGCGAAAACCTGCGAGCATATTCTTATTCATAAACGACTACCTGCTTTGTCTGGCTGTTTGCATAGTCAACGTCATGAAGAGTGGTCACATTATCATTGAGCCACTCCTCAAACCCCAAGCGTCCCGTACCCGGGTCTCCTGGGTTAGGGCTATCCTTGACATGGCCTTCAATACTGAGGTCATATCCTAGATTGGCTACCTGAAATGCCATGAGAATCTCCTATCAATATTTCCGCTTCGACTTACTTGTCACAACAGTGGCCCCCGGAGCTAACCTCTTGGACCGACTAGATATTATACGATATGCGGCCTTCTTTTGCAAATATGCTCCGAGCTTCTTTGTCTTCTTCTTGTGCGATTTTCCACACATGGCCTCTTTGGCGAACTCTCTGAGCGTAATCACGACTGCTTCCCGGCCTGGAAGGCTCTCTGGGCAATCATCTTGTTCTCGGCAATATTTGCCTGCCGGAATAGGTCAGCGAGTTGCTTCAGGTGCGTCTTGCGCTTCTTCTCGCCAACAGCATAGGCCGCCCCTCCGCCAAGCGCAGCACCACCACCAGCGGCGGCAAGATACTTGGCAATCTGTTTCATGTTTGCTTCCTTCTGGATCTCTTCCAGGAATCCCTTTGAACGACTCATGACATATCTCCTAAAGTAGTTGTGGGTCTAGCCTTGGAGCTAATTTTCCCAGTCTATTGGAATGCAGCTGACGAGCCTCAAGCTGCTTCTCTTTCATCTTCTTCGCCTGGTATGACTTGTATGCCTTGTAACCGCCATATCCCAGCGCTGCGCTACCAAGAGCGGCACCCCCGAGCAAGAGGGGGGCTATAGCCATCTTCTCAATCTCTTCCGTGAAGCCCTTGATATTGTGCTTGTTCATCACATATCCCTCACCCACATATTGTGGTCACTGAATTCATCTTCAAATTCTGCAACTGCTTTGGCAATACCCTGCTGCATGAAATGTTTACCTTCATACCCAGGATGCCTCCATCCCCCACGCAGGTAGCTCTTAAGGGTAGCCTTTCGGTAAATAGTTCTGCGCTGGCCAAACCGAAAGTCCTTTATGGGTATGGTTTTACCTAAAAGATACCACATCACATGGGGTCTCACACCCTCTTCCTGCGCCTTGGCATATGGGGCATCGGAAATGACATAGATCGAGTTCCCGGACACGTAGCCCTTTATCGAATTTGCAAGGGCCCCGGTGGGATGTTTGAAGATCCCAGAGTAGCATATCTCCTTGATATTGTTGACAACCCGCTCCTTCATGACATTCATGCGCACCCAATCTGGTGGCTGCGCACTGAATGATGGCTGGAGCTCGATTACCTTGACAACGCTCATTTTTTCTTCCCTCTAGAGATACCATAAGCCTCGGCGAATGGGTCATATCGCTTTTTGCGAGGCAATCCATCTCTAGACATTTTCCTTGCAGCGGCCACGATCTTATCGCTTATGCCACCCGTACTCTTGCCACGAAACCTGAGCTCACCGCTAACAGCCTTTTTTACACCCTTGTAGGTAAACGGGTATTTTGGGCTACCCACAATAAGATGATGGTTGTCTACCAGGGTCTCTACCGGCGACCTGCTCTTAAGTATCCTCTTGATGGCATTCGCAGGTATTTCTCCTGCACGCCACATCTTATCCCACTTGGCTGACACCTTGTTCATTCCGTATTGTTACCTTCCAAAAATGGTATAAGATAAGTAGAAAGGAGAAGCCATGAACCTAAGAAAAACATGGAACAAATTTCGAGATACGCTTCGAATCCCCGCCGCATTCCCATTCGGCAAGACATCAGGAGGACTCACTCGATACATACAAACAGATTTCTGTAGTTGTGGTGCGGTGGCTGCGTTAACCATATTAAAGTCACACGGCATCAATGCCAATATCCAAAACATATGTGAAGAAGTCGTCGAAGACCTAGAGGGCTCCTATGCAGAGAGCATCGAAGATCTATTCGAAGACTATGGCTTCACTACAAAATGGAAAAAGACAACCCTCAAAAACATCAAAAAGGAAATCGACAAAGGGTGTCCTCCAATCTGCATCCGGTTTGATGTGCCTGGATTCAGTGGTGGACACTATTCGGTAATCTCCCAGTACAGTGGCAAATTCATTGAGCTTGCCGACCCATCAATAAGGGCACGGACATGCCTACACAAAGAAGAGCTAGACGATGCTCTTTTTGACAGGCTGCTGTGCCTTCATCTTTAAGCGGCTACTCAGTGGCCGCTTTTTTTTATCATATAGCTTCTTGCCAGCAACAGCAGTTCCTGCAACACCTCCTCCCACTGCCAATCTCTTGCCCACGCGCCTTACAAGCATGTCTTGGCCTGTTTCATGCTTTACTAGCTTTCGAAGCGCACCAGAGAGAGCATGAGCATGAAGGCCAGACCCGGGCTGATATTCATGTATCACAGGCTTGTTGGACTTATTAAACGCTATGTCATAGGCTATTAGCTTGGGGTTTTCTTTCATCTCTGCTCCACGACCACCCCTCTCAAGCTTTTTGTGATACTTCTCGACCACATCCTTTATGGCGGATTTTTCTTTCTTAGATGGTATTGCAAGATTGTGCCTACCGCCAATATCCACAACCTTCCTGTCTCTCGCATGGACCCTGAACTCTCTGAGCCCACCAGTTAACGTTTTCTTGACGCTTACAGGATTCTGAACCAAATGGCCCTCTCTCATTCCGATGTCGCTTAGGAGCCACTCCCTCTCTTTGGGCTTCAGGTCTTTCACCTTGCCCATAATTCCGCTGCCCTCTGCCCCCCACTTGCTCTTTATGAACTTATCCTGGTTCTTTGGGTTGTTCAAGAAGCGCTTCATGCCTCTTGCTGTAGCTGGCAAATCCTTGTCTCCGCCAGCGCCCATAGAACCGAGCATTTTGCCCATTCTCAATTTGTCTCTACTAAGGTACTCAGCAACATCTGGATCCGCATTGATGGCCTTGACATTAAATTTCTTTGCGAGCTCTTTTATGCGGAAAAGCTTCTTGTCGGGTATCGTCTGTGAGTTATGTATATACATAGAGCCGCCCCTAATCTTCGACATCGCCTTGGCATAATCCTTGAGGGATGACTTAGGGTTAAGGGCCTTGATATCCTGCCAGTGTGCAGCGCCAAGAACATATTTGAGGCCGGGTATCTTAGATAATGCCTCTGCCTTGGTTGCGCCAAGTGCTCGACCATACGCCTTCTGTCCGACAAACAGAAACTTCGGGCTGTCACCTATCAGAGCCTTTTTAGCAGCGCCCAATATCTTTTTGCCTATACCTACTCTTGCAGACGCCATAATATCTCCTATTTCTTCTTTTTCATAGCCTTATGCGCTGCATACCCAGCACCAGCAACTCCAGTTGCAGCCGTGGCTCGCGTTCCGAGGACCTTTAGGTTCTCCTTCATACCCTCCCGAGAGAGATTATGAACGGCCCTAAGGCGAGAGCGAAGATCCATGGGCAATTTATCTATATTCTTATGAAGATCCTTGCTGGCAGCAGAAAGCTCAGACGCCCTGGATCCAGTCAGTAGTTGCTTTAGGCGTTTGATAGCTCCAGGCATCGTTTCAGACGTATAGATACCCTGCCCCTTAAGACTTAGACCCTTCAAGATCTTTCGTGTCTTCGACGCAACGGCCTCCTTGCACATCTCTCTTGCATAATCCTGTAGTTCCATTAGTTTCTCCTTTCGATATCAATATCGTACCGCTTTGCAGCTGCTCTGATTTTGGGCCAGGCCCCTCGAGCCTGAACGCCCCATGTTTTTCTTTGCATATGCGATAGCTGCTATCACATGTTTCTTGTCATGCACTGGATAAGACTCATCAGATCCCGCAAAAGACTTAGCCGGAAGGTCCTCACGGGCTTCTGGAGTCAAAACCTTTGCGATCTTCTCTTGGATGCTCATCACCCCTCCATCTCTGCGCCTTTAATCTTTATCTTGGCATTCATATCATTCCACTCAGACTTACTAAGCTTCTTACCGCCTGTAGCCCTATCCATAGCCTTAAGCATCCCCTCATTGATGGTACCCTTGCCATGGGTGCCTTGTGCGTAATTCTTGTACTCACGAATGTCCATCTTGTCGCTCATAATCCCTTCTCCTTAACTTCTAAATTTGTATTCCATCGATCCGGGCTTGGCCGCTCCACCAATTCCCGTAATCTTAGATGTAAGACGACCTGCCTGTCTGCCAAGACCGCCCCCAATGATGTCGCTTGCCAATATATTGCCAAGTATGCCCACTTTCTTGTACGGCGTAGCAAGTAACCCAGCCATCATGCCGAGGTTCGATCCAACACGCCCAGCCCTTGTTTCTCCAGGCTCAAGCTTGCCCACTGCATCCTGCGCGGACAGAACACCAAGACCGCCAGCAAATGCTTTCTCATCTCCCCTCATCTCCTTAAAGCCACGCTTCATGGTTTTTATGGGGGAAGTCAACATGCCCTTCCCAGCTTCGCCCACACCCTTACCTACCATACCCCTGGTACCAATGGTGCTACGCCCAAGCCAAAGCTTAGTTCGCTTCTTGGCCCTTGCAAGCCTCTCGCCCCAAGTCAGTCCCTTTTTGAAAAGGGTCTTAGCTATGGCAGACACGCCAGCCGTCTTTATACGCTCCCTTGCAAACTCAGATAGTTTCATATTATTCAGTCCCAATCACAGGTAACTTATACTCGATGTCATTGAGGTTCACGCCAGTAAGCTGCAATACCTGATGCACCTTTACCCTTCGCTTCTGCGTAAATGACGGCGTCACAACCCGCCAGCGCTTGTAGCCTTCTTCAATAATAATGTCCTTTGCACTGATCTGAGGATAATTACTTGTCCATGCATTCGTAGCGTCTGGGTGCTGTTCGAAGTTTGCCTGGCGTATCATCTCGGGTGACGGACTGAAATTGATCCTTATGGGTATTGGCCCAAAGAAGCCGCCAACGAAGCTAGTATTATAGCAAACGGGACAGTTCGATTCTCTTTTCCTCTGTTTAATCGGATCCCAGCATGTGCAGCAACGCTGTCCCCATGTCTTTCTGATATACAGTTGTGCGTCAATGCCAACAAAGTTCTGTAGCAATAAATCATTCCGCCGTATGATCTCACTGGCAATGGTATCGGGCCTATTCTGTCTCGATTCAGGACCAATCCATGGACTGTAATGAGGGTCATTGTGCGGATCAACCTGAATCTTGTAGTAGTACTTCCTCCACCGATGTTTCAGGTTTACTGACGGATCCTTATAAACAAAGGTATCAACGAGGCCGCCCTGGATGAGCTTAAAGGGTCCTTCGGGTGAATTCGACCTCCACACACTAAATGTATAGTCAGCGATGTTTTCCACCGTGGGCTTAATGGACCAGCTGACTACAGTATAGTCAAGGGTCCAGCAATCAACAGTGAGAGAAGCGAGTTCAAGCACAGTGACCCTCTATTGTTTTACTCGAAGAAGCTTCTTAAGCAGCTTCTCTATTTTAGCGGCATTCTTTGGCGCAAGCTTGGCTTTACGCAGTGCAGCCTCGGCGACTCCACCTACGACTCTCCTTACGTTTGCCTCCTTACACATCTCTTTTGCAAATTCCTGAAGCTCCATTGATGCCTCCTTTTTCAACATTTTCTTACCTTCTCGCTCCATCTTTGCCAGCCTGGTATAATAGTCAGGCAACTCTGCTAGATGGTCCAGCGCGATCTTCTTCGCAAGGGCGGGGTCCGGAGTATGTTCCATCTCCACCTTAATACCCATTGCGAGTTCTTTTGGATTGGCATCCTTCTCAGTGAACTTCTTCTCGTATGCCTCCCCATGGAAGATGTTCTCAATGGCAGCTGATATTTTTTCCATTATAGGCATCACATACTCCGTGACAATTGACACATCAATACCACCAAGTATTGATCTCACAATATTCAGACGAAACGCCACCCCAGCCACCTTCTATATTGATAGCCTTCTTTATGTCTTCCTTCTTGCTTTCATAGTCACTTTTGAATTTCGTAGCCCAAGCCTGATAATCCTGAGCCCTGTCATGGATCGCAACAGTAATGCCGCCATCTGAATAATTCAAACGATTGCGACTATGAAAGATACCGACGCTGTTAAGGACCTCTATAGCCGCGCCCCGCAGCAATAAGCGCGGAGCGGGATGAGTTTCAAGTGTGACTTTTGCCAGGAGAGGCGGAGTCGTATTCCAGTCATCAAGCGCATCCTCAATCGCCATGCGAAGCTGACTGTCTGAAGATTCCTTTCCCTCCAGGAGTTCGTTTAGCTCATCAGTATCTCTGAGAAACTTGCGTAGGCGGCCAACGGCCTTATCCATGACTGACGTAGCCATCTATTACTCCGCATTGCCTTGGGCCTTAAGAATGTCTTCAATTAGCTTTTCAACTCCACGACCACGAATACCAAGCGGTTTCCCGATGGTGCGAAGCTCATCGCGGGTCATAGAGGACAGATCTTCACGAGTGTACACCTTGGCCTCTTCTTCTCCGTCTGCCTTCTCGTCTTCTGCAGGAACTTCTTCGCTGGCAGGCTCTTCTGGAGTATCTTCGGCAGGAGCCTCTTCTTTGGCTGACTCGTCTTTCTGACGTGCTATATCAGCAGGAGTAACAACCTCTTCAGCTTCTTCGCTCTTAGCATCCGGGTCGATATCTTTTGAGGTAACCATCTTCTTGTCGGAATCGTCCTTGGGGGGAGTCTTCTTCTCAGGAGATTGGGGAACGCGCTGAACGGGAGCCTTGTCAATCACTCCATCCCACGCTTCCAATATGGCGACATCGCCTTTTTCGAGGAGGCGCTTATCGGCCTCAGTGATGATGTCTTCGTCCACTACGGTTGTCTGGTTGGGCTTCAATGATTTGAAACTGAAACCAACACATTGTGATTCGCAAATATTCTTGATCTTTACTTTAGCCATTCTGTTCTCCGTTCCCTTCTCGTCCCTTCTCTAAGGTAAATCGGAAGGAGGGGGCAGACACTCAGGGAGAAGGGATCCTTAATGCCCTTCCCCTCCTTCGCGAAGCGGGAGTTAACTAAGAGAGTATAACCTTAGCTGCACTCTCAATGTTTCCAATTCCCATACCAACATCTTCCCAAGCACGGAAGCTGATGATATTGGCTCTCTTATCGATCCAGAACTTGGTCTGGTTCAGAATGAAGAAGTTGCCAAGGAACTGAGGATCTGTAAACCCATAGATATCGCCCTGGGTTACAACACCCTTCTTGATGGAGCTAACCAGCTTGTAGCCACCGATCTGCTGATACTTGTAACCATCGACAGTGATTTCACTGGCGAGACGGTCACCAACATCAACGGCTTCCCAAGTCAGGATATCTGCGTAGTCCACCTCATGCATGAGGATGGTCGCCAGACGCAGTTCCTGGCCGGGGAGAAGCTTAGCCAGCTGGCTGATCGCGTTGCGGGTCACCTTGGTGTCCGAAACGGTGATGCTCTTCGGCTCGGCGGGGTGCAGCGCGGTTGCGGCAGCGATAGCAGCTTCGACGTACTGAAGGAAGCGCTCATCTTCTACCTTCTGGATGTCCTTCACCGCATTCTCTTCGATGATCTTGGTGATGGGCATCTCATAAGCAAGCAGTTCCTGCTCACTCTTGTTGAACTCTTCGGATCCGATGGAGCTAAAGGGAACTTCATACCGCTCTCCCTGGATCCAGTTGCCGTCGGGCTGTGCCCGAAAATCAAGCGGCATTGCATAGCTGTCAGGCTCGATGTCAATGATCTTGACGAGAACGTCGTGATTCACTGAACGCTGACAGTCAGCTTTGGTAACACTGATCGGAGGAATAATCTTCCGAGCAAATGACACCTCGCGGAGCTTCTGGCGAATAAACGCACCGGCAGCCTGTGCCAGCTTGGGAAGCTCTTGAGGGTCATCTACAGCCTGGTGAAAGAGGCTGTTGATTGTGGCATTATCAACACCATTCATGTTGTATCTCCTTATGATTTTGCCAAACCCTCGACTACGGAGCAGTCGCGAGAGAATAACCAGAAACACCAGTGAAGTGCAACAGGCCGTCAGGGCCGATTGCCTGCTTCACATACCCGTAAACCGGCTCACCGCTTGCAGCGGGGGTCAGCTTACCCGATTTGACCGTGAGACGATCACCCTGAGCATAGCTCTGGCCGTCGTCATAGCCCACGTTGTTAGTATAACCTTCCAGGCTGCCAAGAACACCAGCCATGCCACCCAGAGAAACCTCGTTGCCATCAGGCAAAGTGCCTTTGACGTCGGGGCGCTCACTGTCAACAAACGCCAGGTAGGCGAAAGTTGGCGGGGTGCCACCGGTCAAGACAGCTTCGCCATTCGCGTCAAGGGTGAACCACTGACCCTGCTTGATGACTTCTGCGGCCTTGATCGGGATCGCTTTACGGAAGATCATGCTGAGAGGGCTTGTAACCTCGAAATTATTGATGTTCGCCATCTCGTGTCTCCTTTTCCTTACTCAATTCCAAGTAAATAGGCAGAGAGGGGGTCGGCAACGGCGTCAACAGACGCAGTCTTAACCCGACCAATACTCTCTGACTCACACTTTCCAAGAACAAGCTTGATCTCTGCAGGGGTAAGTGTACAAACCTCTGCAAATTTCTCAAGTGCATCCTCGGGGTCCACTTCGCCATCGGCAACCAATTGAAGCACGATCTTGGAGGCGTTAGACGCCTTCTCGATCTCACTCAAGGAACTGGCGGTTTTCTTGAGATCTTCTACTTGGTCTTTCAGGTCCTGATTCTCAGAACCAAGATGCCGTATGGCAGCTGCTGCTTTCTTCATTAGATTCGGCTTACTCATTACTTATCCTCCGCTACCACATTTGGCGCTGAAACAATACCAGTATTCATCTTCTCGAAAAGGGTTCGCCCCTTACCAACCGGGTGCTTCACATAGGTCGGTCCATCTGTATTGGCGATTTGCGCAAGTTCGCCAACACTGCCAGGCTCAGGTGCGTCCATCGCACTCTTTACGAGATCCTGCGCATCACTAGAAATCTTTTCAATAGCTGGCATGTACTTGGGGTCATCAATAACGTCCAAAATGGTGGCCATCGCTAACTTTTGCATACGCACACCATCTGAAACAACGGACTTTTCCCTCTCTACGATATGCAGGTCTTCCTCGGCCTGCTTTTCGAGTTCACTAGCCAGCTCTTCCCAATCAGGAGAAGCAGGAGCACTCATGTCTTCCGCCTGCTTGGTAATTGATTCTTTCGGCTCACAAAGTACAGCCTCAACAAGTTCGTCTACTAAGCCAGACATTCCTGTTCTCCTATTTACTATCTGAAATTCTCTTTCGAGCAAGTTCATTGAGTGCCTTACGAACATAGTAATTTTCTAGGCGTAAGCGACGATTACTGGATTCTGCCCGTTCACGAAGTTTCGTTGCAAGCTCTGAAACCTGTTTCGCCTCCTCGATATGTTGACGGGAGCGTTTTTTCTCCCTACTAGCACCAATGCCATAACCCGCTCCAGTACCAGCAGCAAGTCCAAGCAATCCCGTCAACAGCTTACTCATAATTACTCACTTTATAGCACTCAGTGGTATCTGGAAGGGCCACCCGCAGGTGACCCCTCCAAACACTTAACTTACTTGTTCTCTTCCTCGATCTTGGCAAGCTCATCGACTATTGCGCGAGCAAAAAGACGACCACCAGCGTCAATTTCTTCGGCTGCAGTCTTCTCTGCTTCGACGTACTCTTCGTACTCATCAACGATCTCTGCAGCGGCAGCAAGCTTTTGCAGATCATGATCAAACTCAAGACCTTCCTCGTCCATGACCTCTACGACCTGGGCGAGTTTCTCAGCTTCTTCCTCAGTGAGAGCTTCGAAGGCTTCCTCAAAAGCGGCATCTGCGGCTTCCTTGGTCATTACGCCTTCTTCGTTCTCTGCCGGGGCTTCTGCGTTGTTCTCTACAGGCGCTTCTTCTGCGGTCTTTTCGGTATCCCCGAAATGTTCACGGTAGATTTCAGCAAGACTCATATTGGAATCTCCTTTCTGAGTTATTACTTCGACTCAGTTTCGAGAGCAGGTGCAGGTTCGACAGCTTTGTTGTCAGCAACCTGGAAATTAGCTCTCTGCGCCTTCAAAGCGGCCTTCAGCTCGTCCTTCTTGGGAGTCTGCTTCTGGCCATGGGTCACCGACAACGTTTGTGCAACGCGATTGGCAACTGACCCGTCCTGCGGCACGTCGCCGCCCTGATCTGTGGTTGTGGGCTCAGAACCACCAACGCCCATACCGATCTTCTGGAGCTCGTCCATGAAGCCGCGAGCCATGAAGCGGCCAAGGAACGTGGCCTCTTCGGCCTGTTTCTCGGCTTCCTCATGTGCCTCTTCCTGGTCAAGCTCTGCATTCAGCTCAGCAACGTCTTCAGCGGTGCAACCATACTCGGCAGCAAGCTTCTCGTTGTCGTCCACTTTTGTTTCCTGGACGTCTGCAGGCTGTGCAGTCTTCTCGGTTTCGGCGGGGGTATCAAGCATCTGAGCAAGGATTTCTGCTACGCTTGGCATAAGATACTCCTTTCAGTATTCTCAAATCTTCCCTAACAACCGTGCTAGGGCTAAAGCACTTCCTGTGATACCAGCAGTGCCTATAGTTCCGGGTCGCTCAGCAACAACCTTCTTAATCCCTGTCAACGACTTACCTTCTTGCGCAGCCTTCAGTCGAAGATGCGCAGATGCAAGATAAGGAGCGAACAGGGATCCAGCCGCCAGGCCGGTTAATGCCGTAGCTTTACCAAGACTAGCCGTCTTGGTGATGCCAACCATTGCTGCGAAGAAATCTTCCTCAGCGCCATCTTCCGGAACTATAAGGTTGGCATGCTTAGTCATTACTACTTCTGTGTCTTGAACGTCCCACTGCATGAGACTATTGCGATACTGCGTGTACATTTCATTAACGACGCCGTTCAGGCGACATGGATAGGACTCATCAGCCCTATTCGCTCTCTTCTCAATCCAGGGGGAACACGCAGACCTCTCTGGAATGTAAGGAGCCAGTATCCGCAACGCGGATGTTTTTACTGCTTCCGGCAACACAATAGGATTCATGTCGGCACGCTTGGCCCCATTGTTGACCTTAATGACGATTATCCGCTTAAACTCACGAGGTTTCGCCACCATGCCAAGGCCAGCCATGGAAGATAAGATTTGATGCAACGGGAGATTACTAAGACTCTCCATGTCTGCATTCTTAAGGGATTTCTCCCCGCAACTTATCTTATGTGCAGTTTGCACAGCCTTAATGCTTGCCGCATCATCTGACAGATCATTATCTGCCGTAACAGCCGGGATACGTTTAGTAATCTCTCCGACCTTGTCCTCTGACAACTTCTCTGCCACCTTCATGTGCTCGGCAGCAAAGGCTGAGGGCACAACTATATTTTGTGCTGCCGCAACCTTTGCCATCTCACCACAATCGCCAACAGATGCGTAATAATCAGGAACACTGAGAGCCTTACTAGATATTTCACTAGCCACTTTCATTAATGTAAATGCTGTCTTATCAGCCGGGATAAGAACTTTTGATATGTCAAAGAACCTGGGCGTTGGATTAACCGCGAACACCTTCTCGCCAGACGGTAGCGTCTGATTCATCTGATACTTCAGATGATCACAGTAATCTTTGACGGTCTTAGACGCATTATTGCAGATGCTGCATACATCCCGCGCAACCTTACATCCCATAGACCAAACAATAGAGTTCCCGGCTTCGGCCTCACTCACAATATCCGGGGCCTTCTTCCTGTCAACGGCGACAATCAGCAAAACGCGTTTCATCGCATCGTCATAAACGGGAAGTTCGACATGACCATAGTCAGGATGGTGATCCTTGTTCTGATGATGTTTCCGGATCTTGGCAAAAGTAAATGTCTTGTATCTAGGCATTTGCTTGCCAGTATATGGCTCCGGATTTTTCAATGCCTCTATGGGGCTCTGCATGGCCAAAAGGTCCTTCTCGAAGAAGGCATCTCCATTGACATTAGATCCCCAATAGTCGGCAGCACCCAGGGCCACGATCAGCAAATACAGGAAATTTGGATCTGGATTGAGCCTGGCCAAATACTCCTGTACCTCAGCTGGCAAAACTCCTGCGGTTTTTTGGAAACCAGCAGGAGACATGCTGGAAAGAAGGCGCGTGTTGGGCTCGCCGTCTTTATCGTACTGAGGAATTGTCAGGAGCTTATCCAATTTCGATCCTCACTGGCTCAAGGCGTAACCAGTTGCAAGCCCACCAGCCCCAGCAGCGGCTGCACGGCGACCCATCGCCTGCCTGAGCTTGGCCTTCTGAAGGGCTTCTCCGGCTGTGTCTAGCGCTACCTGGGCCTTCTTTTTGCCAAGCTTCTTGACGGTCTTAGCGAGGGGCTTCCCGCGCTTTCCGCCTAGACGAGCAACGTTCTTGGTCAGGTCTTTTACCCTAGTACCCGTAAGAGTGCGCATGACTGAGCGACCTGCCCCCACAAGTTTAGACATCAGGGCCTCTTTTTGAAGCTCTGCTACTTGCGATCTCGCATAATCCTGCAGCTCCATATCAATACCTCCTAATAAACTTTCCAATTAAGACACACATTATCAATTATCAATTCGCTCTTTTATCGAGCACTTTTTTCAATTTTTTACTAAAGAGAACATCTGAGACTCTTCCGCTGACTGCTCCTCCGCCTACACGGGCCAAGAACTTCTTAAGGGGACTCATAGAGCTCTTTCTCAATAACAGGGCCACCATCACATCCCCCGGGATAGACCCCAGTACTTGTGTGGCAAATCTGGGATGCTTACGGGCAAACCTCTCTATGGAGCTTCTTTCGGCTTCAGCAATCTTCTCAAGAAGAGGCATTATCTATCCTACCCAACCCTGAGGGCCCCTAGTCTTACCCCAGTCCTTACCAGCCTGCTGAACCATCTTCATGCGTTTGCGTACCCTTGCGGCCTTGGCAGCATTGGCCTGCGTTGCCGCCTGAAACCTAGACATTTTCTTAGCCCCGGGGAGAAGGCTCTTGATCTTCCCAATGCCCCACTTGGCGGCATCGCCTAGGATACCAGCCTCTTTGAGCATTTCTACATCATAGCCCAGCTTTTCGAGTTCATCGAAAAAGGCGGCCTCGAATATCTCCTCGGCAGTCTTTTCAAATTCGGCTACCTTGTGTAACTCGCTCTGACGGCTACGAAGCTGATATAGTAGGTTGCTCATGTCTGACCTCTCCATATAGTATGTTCGTTGGAAAAACTTTCTTGTATTTCAATATTTTAGAGGATTCGACGGTATCTTTCAAGGCTCCGATCTTATAAGGGTAATACAGGTTTTGCATTAGGGATACCTTGATATTCTCACGTGCCGTCTTCGGCGTCCTCTTAAATACCCCCTCAGCAGTCCTTTCTTTGACCTTTGTGGGGTATGCGAATATTTCCTCCAGAAGCCGCATAAGTAACTTCGAGCTGGCAGTGACACGTATTTGCTGCCCCTCAAGTATTACTACGCCTGCTAATGATGGCTCCTTGGTCATTCGTTGCCGTAAAATGGCATATATCACGCCTGTGGCTCCATAATAGCTGGTGCTTTGATGCTCAATGATGGGGGCTGACTTTCTGGTATTAGAGACCTAGATTTCGCGTTATCTAGGTAATCTTTCTCCATCTTTATCATCTGCGCCAGAGACTGGGGATCTACTCCACCCCATTGCTGCATCTTCTTGAGCATAGTCTCAGCCAAGGGTTTATTTGTGGCTACAGTCTGAGGGGCATATTTTCTCAAAAGAGCAAAGTTGTCATATGTACTTTTATCCGCCTTGAGCTCGGGATTGCTCTTCAATATTGAGGACAGCGCGGCCTCAGACTGGATGGCTGTATTCTTACGGTCTGCTAATTCCTCAAAAGGATGCTTAATTGTTCTTACGCCCTGAGAAATCGTATTGAGCAGATGAAGCCCAACTGTTCCTGCAAGGGCTGCACTCAGGGCGTTCCCCACTATTGGGTTGCGATGAAGTTTCTTGCCAGCCTCGCCTATGTAAGAAAGGGCGCTGCCGAAAATATTCGCGGTTTTTTCCATAGCTATGTCAGACGCGATATTTGCCAGAACATACTGGTCTGGATCTTCGCAGCGCATAAATATATCAGTGCGAAGAGCCTCAACCATTTCAGATATCTTCTCGATCTCGTCATCGTTACATTCGCTGAAAACTTCTTGGATGAAATTGACAACGGCGCTGGCATCCTTTTCAAGGGCCTCAATAAAGCCCTCTCGAATGCTGGCTAGTCTATCCATTTCTTCGTCGTTAATTTGTCCAGAGTCATACAGGTCCTGAATCGTGTTCATTAATATAACCTCCGTCTGGGATCCGCATATACAGAAGGTGGCTTGCGCTGGCCGTAATATTTACTTTGCTTCACCTTCATTCTTCCGCGTTTCATACCGTAATACATTCCCGTAGGGATGCTTAATGTGACAGCCCCCTTCATGATGTCTAGCTTGCGCTTACCTCCTGGAGCCTTGCGCGTAAAAATCCCACCCACAAGTTTCCCCGCACCGACAGCGGCGGCCCCCGTTTCTTTGAGAACCGCACCAGCGGGGCTATCCATAAAAGCCTTGAGTGCCTTCTCCTGCTCTTTCGGGCTAGATTTTTTCTTTTTTATTATTTCCTTTAGCCGGGCAACAGCAGACTTGGTCGTAGACGACGCACCCTTTAATCCGCGACCTATAAGACTGTCGGCAAAACGCACCTTTGCGTTTGACTGCTTAACCATCTCGTGTGCATACTTTTTCAGAGTCAACATTTAGCTTTGCGACCTACCATTAGTATTGGCCCCGAGCATGGCACCAACTCCAACGCCACCAGCAGCACTATAATAAGGCACTTTTCTCAAAGATAATTCTTTTTCCGTATGTCTTTTCAAACGGGCCGCAGTATCTGCCCGTATAGCCTCTCGTTTTGCCGCTATTGCCTTAGTCCTTCTCGTTTTATATGCCGCCTGCTGCGATGCGGATCTGGGTCCGCCCCGGGGAGCTATTTTGCCCTTTTGCCTAAGGCGCCCCTGAAGGTTGGCCCTTCGTTTTAGAAGCTTACCCGTATCCTTCGCCGTTGCTCTGGCAACAGAATCAGCCCGGACATTACTCTTTATCAACTTACTTATATTCCTCTGTTGTTGCTTTGCGGGAAGAGCGAGAAAAGACCCGCGAGATTTAGGAGCCATCCCCGACACGACCTTCCTTGCCTCTGGCGTCATCTTCCGGGCTGTGCTGCCAAGACTCCAAAGCTTACCGCGCACTTTGTTGAGAAGGCCAGCATCCTTTTCGAATTCCATAACACGTACACGAGCAAAAGCACGCAAATCCACTAGGACACCTCTTTCTGAATATACTGGTCAACTTTCTTCGAAGTGTTAAGGTCTTCCATCTTGGATCTTACCATCCGTGCCTTGTCATCCAACACCTCAAGACTCTGTTCCATGTTGTCAGCGTCCTTGTACTTGTCGTTGAGCGTATTGATGGTGGAAACAATTGGATGATTGCCATTGATTACACGAACTGGGACACCGGCGTTGTTCTTCGCGAGCTTATCAGATATCAGGGCAGCGTCTACGGCTTCACTTGTTTTCATGAGATACTCAAGCTTTGCACCGAGGACACCCTCGCGAGCCATTTTCATGGCAGTCTTAACGATGAGCTCTTCTGCACGGGGGGAATCCCAGGAGCCCTGGCAAGCAGCCCTAATATCACGAAGGGATGTCCCCTCAAGAACCATCTGCTTCGCTATCTTATAGAATTCATCTTCAAGCCCAACAATCTCTTCATGGTTGAACACAGACATGCCAGAGATTTCCTCTTTAGCTGCTGCGATCTTTTCGAGGGCCTTACGAGCCAACTTTTGTCGTTCCTCAATTTCTGGCTCATTGCCAATCTCGGAGACACCAAAGACCCTGTTGCTGTCGATCTCGCGTTTGCTGCCTACTGGGTCAAGTATGTAGTCAGCGGCAACTTTTTCCGGTTCCTCTTTGAGCGCCTCCATTATTTCCTCGGTACTCGCCAAAGGAAAATCAAAGGTCTTATCTTCTGCGGATTTGAATAGTTCTGAATAGGCATGGTGATTCGCAATTTCGCAAACGCGCTGAATCTGCATGGGAGACAATTCATTCTCCCGGGCTACCTTCACAATCGAGGTATTCATCAGCGTTCCGTTGGCAATATAATCGCGACTTGCAGCATGTGCCCATTCGGCGAAATTCAAGGGGGTGATCGCCGTGTTAGCCATCTCATTCTCCTGTGTGTCTATTGTCACAGAATATAATCTATGGTATTATACTAAGAGTTGCATATGATGTCAAGCTCTAAGCTTTGATACCGACGCGTGTTAGAGGCTAAAATCCGGTATAAGAATAGTAAGAGAGGTAAACCTATGTCTGATGAAAACGAGAAGGGGACTATTATGAAGACCATCGAGGACTGGTTGGTGGTAAAGCTGGAGCCCATCCTGGTTCCTATTGCATTTGCGTATGGCAGGTTCATTGGCTTCATGGAGGACCTGTTTCGGCGTTAGCCCCTTGGGGGCAAAGGGACCCTTCGGGTTCCTTTTAATATATAAGGAGGATGAGTTGGGGAAAACGATCAAGGAGATGAAGGAAGCGATAGCAGAGGAGCGTCGTCAGTTATTTGAGGTTGAACGGCCAATGAAGGCCCAATCAATCAGCCGCCTGAACCACAAAGACAGGGGTAGGCTCATGGCCAACTTTTACAGAAACAGGGAGCAGATCTACACGGACCCGCCAGAGGGTCGTGCAGCTGCAGATTGAAGGGAGAAGAAAATGGGTATACGAAGGCTCAAGGGAGAGCTGGATGTCCTTACGTACAAACAGGTTAGAATCATAAAGATGTCCTTGATGCATGCCGCAGAGATCATTCCGAACAGTTACGCACCCCCCAAAGCCGTCATGACATACGCTGCATGTAGTGTTAACGATGCCCTGAGTGGCCTCAGCGCAAACGATCTCATGAGGCTGAAAAAGGTGAGGTTGAAGCCATCCGGAGAGGAATACGCCATCAGGGAGATCCTTATCGCCGCATCTGAGGATGAGCCCGAGATGCTCTGCCATCTCTTCAGGACATACCAGGGGTTAGCCAGGGAAAAACTCAAGAGCACGCCAACCGTGTGACAATTGTCACAAAAATGGGATAAGACAGGCGTAGGTTCATGTGAGCTTACGCTTTTTTCGTTGAGATCGGGAATGGGGGATCAAAATGGTGGATGCTTTGGATGTTGCGTGGAGGGAGTTCGAAAGCAAGATTGGGACTGTCGTCCCGGAGACCGTCGATGACGAATATATCGATGGTGTGACAAATGGTCACAAGTGTATCTGTGGCCAACCACTGGGAAATGAGGTGTGTGAAATATGTGGGGCCACTGTCAGATGCATGAACTGCCATCTGGAGACTCACGAGATTCCCATCACTGGAGACATATATGGCTGAAATACCACCTGACGAACTGGCACAGGTGCGGAGGGTCTTGGGGCGGTTCGCCGCCCCTAAGGCCGACAAGCAGATATTTTACGACCTATGCTTCGCGATATGTGCACCACAAACGAAATTCGAGCAAAACAAACCAACCATTGAGAGGCTGGCTGCCAACAATTTCTTCGAAGAGGATATACCCGAATGGGTTCTCCGAGATATTCTTACGCCGGTACGATTCTTCAATGTGAAAACAGGCAGGCTGATAAAGGCCAAAAAGCAATTCCCCTTTGTACGGGAGGTGGTCAGGGGAAAGGGCTCGGGACACTCCAAGCGTATGCTCCTCAAAAGAGATATAGATGGCCTTGGCATGAAAACGACAAGTCACTTCTTGAGAAATCAAGGGGTACAGGACCTGGCAATAATTGACACACATATCCTCAAGTTCCTCAATGAGGAATCCGTGTCCGGAGACAAAAAGTATTTGAAGCTTGAAGAAGCATTCGGCGAAATAGCCGACAGCATGTGGCTGACAATAGCAGAATTGGATACCTACCTATGGAAGGTTGCATCAGGCACATCCTGGGAGGACTTTGTTTTTTAGGAGAGAGCGAATGTACGTCGGAGGACAACACTATGAAGCCGAACATGTTCTATCATACATGTGGAGGCTAATGAAGAGATTCCCCGATCTCAAAGCACAAGAAATTCTGTGGTCTTTTTTTATACCCAACGAAGAGGCGCTTAAGGAGGCCCAGGAGAATGGGTCGCCCAATACACTTTCTGAAGTGACGCAAAGCGTACTAATTGGCACAGACCATGAAACGCAAATCGAGGAAGACTGTGAGCCTTGCAGTAAGTATGGATTCTATCGCTTAAGCATCAAGGATGTCAAAAAGCATGGACACCATCGTCCCCACCATGTTGTTGTTGTTGCAAGATCGTCTACTCAGGCTAGAAGTATCGCTGCGAGAGAAATTCGCAGGTTTGAGGCTCCCGTAACCTACGGAAAAGATAAGCTATGGGAAGACACAAAAGCAGTCAGCGTATCGCTGCTCTTCCCCTTCCTTCCATCAAGCACATGCCAGAGTAGGTTCATTCCCAGCATTGTATGTGCATCAGATCCACTGAATTACAAACTTGCCAAAAACGTAGAGACGGAGATGATAAAGGCAATACGCGAGAAGATCTTGAAGGAAGTCGAAAACGAAGGCAAGGGAGACGACTAATGAGAGAAATGGTACAATTCAATGGCAAAGATGGTTCGCTATTCTTCCTTGACACTTCCATGATTGGTCGCGTTACCATGTCCGAAGAAGAAGGATGCTGGAAATTGGAATTCAAAGATGGGGAAGGACTCCGAACAGATCCTAACCCCATCCTTGTAGTTCGTCACACCCTGGCGGAAATGCGCACCCTCATGAAAGTTTATAGACTGGAAACGCCAGAAGAAAGACAGGTGAGGACCAGCGTGCAATACGAGCAGCAAGACCCCATCCTCTCTGACGTTCCGGAGATACCTCCATATGAAGGGCCAAAGCTATACTTCGGGGCTAAAAAGATAGCGGACAAGGACTCGTATCTCATTACAATTACCGAAGATAAAGAGGGTAATAAGAAGGCAGTCTCAGAGGATCTTATCAGTATCGTAGAGGGGGAGTTCCGGAATGCCCTTGGACATGGATGCTTCGAAATAGGTATTCGGGAAGGAACCCATTATGTATCGGGATGGAATGAACTCGAGACAGCCGTCATGCATTTCAAGCTATGCGGCTGGGAGGAGAATGATCTCAATGAAGTCAAAGCTGTGGTTTTAGTTTGACGTATCGAAAAATGCACAGAACGCACCCCAGCTATGGAAGAGACACATGGAGTACACCCTAAACCACGGACAATCCTTAAATGCCTCCGATATTACATAGACATCTCTGTTCATGCTCTTGGCTAGCATTATTACAAAGGGGACGTCATATTCTCCGTCTTCGGGAACAGCCAAAACGGCATCGCATTGAAGTATATTGGCCTTGATGTTATCTATGTGCATATGGCATTCACTGTCAGTTACGACATGCATGTCCATATCAGAAAGTTTGTTGTAGGCGTGTACGTCATCTAAGTACTGAGTATCAGACTTCCTGACATCATCATCATAGAATGGATTGAAGAAAACTATGTTTGTGGCCCTTTCGATCTCTATCTGCTTATGTCTATTCTTAGCTCTATGTCGAAAGGGGTGGGCGAAATAAAACTTCATGAGTACTCCCTCTACCTTCTCCCAGCACTATTATACCTCTTTGAAGATAACTATGAAAGGACAACTCTATGAAAGATAAAAAAGATAGGCAAGAAGAAGCAGCGGAAAGACAAAAAGCACGAGATAAAAGATCTCCTGCTGAACAAATAAAAGTTCTCGATAAAAAACTTGGCAAGGGCAACGGAGCGGTAAAGGAGAGGGCACGCCTACAAGCACTGATAAGCAAGGGAGGATGATCAATGAGTTATTCAGTAACCGCCGATGATTACGATTGCGATATTGCAAAGAAATTCTGCAACGATATGAAAAAAACAGATTATGAACCGGAGCATTATCATGGGCGTTTTTATTGGGAGGGACCAGCAGTCAGGTGTTATGACCCAGATTCAGTAAGGGCCTCCACCAGCGTCCCGATCATTACAGACCAAATGGGATTGGGCTATATAGCCCATCCAATCAAATCTGCAAAACTCAAAAACCCCCAGGAGGTGTGACAATTGACACGCCTTCTTCCCGGGTGGCCTACTTCGGTAGGCCACCTTTTTTTACCTTC